AATAACACGACAAATGTACCGTTCGTGCTGATTATGCAGCGTGTCCATGTTGGCGATATTGTTGGGTGGATAAAAGAAAACGAGCCGAACGCGTGGGATTTCGTTGAATTTAAGGCATTAAATGAAGACGACAGCGCGATTTGGGAAGAGAAGATGTCGGCAGCCGAATTGATAGATTTGCGCGAAAACAGCCCGAGCGTATTCTTTGCGCAATATCAACAAGACCCGATTATCAAGGGCGGCAATCTGATCCGCACAGAGTGGTTTAGGACATATGGCGCCCCGCCCGAACGGTTTGACCGGATGTTTATCGTGGCCGATACGGCGTTCACAGAAAAGAAATCCGGCGATTATTCGGCGTTTCTGTTGTGCGGAATATTCGGGACAAAGTTATATTTGTTGGAAGGATATTGCAACCGCGTGATATTTCCGGATCTATGCCGCGATTTGAAGCAGTTTTATTTGGCGGCCAACGATAAATACAAAACGCGCGTGTCGGCGATAATGATTGAAAACAAGGGGTCTGGGCAAAGTTTAATCCAGCAATTGCGCCGTGAAGGATTGCCAATATCGGAATTGTATCCGACATATATGGACAAACGCACGCGTACAGAGTTAATGACCGACAAATACACGCGTTTTCAAGAAATGAGCGCGGATTTGGAATCGGGATATTGTTATACGCCGGAATATGCGCCGTGGTTGCTGGAATTTCGCAGTCAATGTGAAGCATTTACAGGTGGCGCACAGGACGAACATGACGATTATGTGGATTGTCTGATATACGCCATGAAAGAACGCGCCAAGGGCATAATGCGCGCGCCGAAGACGGTAAAATTAAATGCGATGGGGTTCTGATATGAGAGAAGTACAACACGAAGACATTGTTAAATGGGTTGAGTATATCAACAAGAAGTTTGGCAAAGCGTGCCATGCCACAACAGTAAATTGGTTTGAACGGCTGTTGCGATGCGGCGCACGCGTAGTTTTGGAAGACGAATATTACTTTGCGTATGCCATGCAGATGGATGCGTGGGGTGATGTGCAGTTTGTTGTGTTGTCCGCGTGCAGCAACAGCGTACGCGGTTTTTTCAATATGCAAAACGCGATTGAAAGCAAGGCACGCGAACTGGACGCAACATATATTGTTGCCGGCAGCGAATTGGACGACAGGTATAACAAATGGTTGGTTAAACAAGGATACCAGCCGTTTTTGTATAAAAAGGAGTTGTAAAGATGGGGGCAACAGCAGCAATTATCGGTCTGACACTGGCGGCCGGTTCGTTGGGCATGCAGGCATATGCACAGCGAAAGCAAGAAAAGGCCACACGCAAGGCGAATATGGAAGCGGCCGAAGCCGAAGCCGAAGCACAACGCGAATTAGAAGCCGAAAAGAAAGAAGAGTTAAAGCAGCGCAAAATGCTGGTGGATAATATGCGCGTGCAGTTAGGCGCAGGATTGGGTACAAGCAGCGTGATGGGTACAAAATTCAAGAAATCAACCGCGACGGCCGCGCCAACAAGTACATTGGGGTAATGTCATGGCAACAAGAATAGAAGAATTATTTGCAAAATATACAAATGCGCAAACGGAAAAAGAAAGGTTTCGCAAGTTGTATAGTGATATTTATCGCTATGGTATGCCGGACAGGTATCCGGAATTACAAGAATATCAGGATTCGCAAGGCAACAAACACAGATATGAAATATTTGATTCAACATTTGAAATCGCCTGCGACGATTTTGTGAACAAGGTGCAGGGTCTGATTGCGCCGGTAAATGCCGATTGGGTAGATATTGAAGTCGGGTATATGTTTGATAATGCCGCCGAATCTGGGATTGTAGAAGCGAACAGACGATTAGGCGAATTGGCCAAGATATTAAATGTCTATAAATCGTTGAGCAATTTTGATATCGCAATGACCGAAGGTTTATACGATTTGGTTGCCGGCACGATGGTGCTGATGTGTATTGAAGGCGACGAACGCAATCCAATGGTGTTTTCGGCAATTCCGTTCCGTGAAATCACGATGGTAGATGGGCCGGACGGCACAACATGGTATTATTTCCGCAAATTTGATAAGAAAAATTGGGAAGTTGTGCAGCAATGGAAGGACGCCAAACACGAGTACGATGCAGACCGGCCGGACGATGTTGTCGCGATTACAGAAGCGACATTTTACGATCCAAAGACGCGAACATGGAATTATTGGGTTATTACCGACAAAGACAAAAAAGCGATTGTGCAGCGCGAATACCGCACAGCGCCGTTTATAAATCTGCGTTGGACAAAAATGAGCAACGAAACATACGGTCGTGGGCAGGGATTAAAAGTTATTGACGATTTCAAAACATTGAACCGATTGAAGGAATACAGTCTGCGTGCATTACAGTTTATCGTGCCGTTCTTTTTGGTGGACAGTTCGGAAGATTACGAAAACTGGCTGATACGCCCGGGGGCAATATTGCCAGTAAATGCCAATGCAAAAGACAATCCGCCGTTAGTACCGGTGTCGGTCAATCAACAGGCCGATTTACAGCACTGGAACATGCAAGCATTAACAATGTCGGTAAAGCGCGGTATGTTTAGCAACACATTGTCGGATATTCCAGACCAAACAGCAACGGCAGTACAAAAGGAAGATGCGCAGCAAAAGCGCATTATCGCCAATTCGCTGGGGCGGTTGGATGTGTTTTTGTACGCGATTGTAAAGCGTATGATTGATGTGTTGCAGCGCCAAGGGTTATTCCCGCTGGATTTTGATATTGAAATGTTGAACGGATACGGCGCAAAAATCCGAATTGATACAGAACTGGCCAATTTACAGGCGATGGACAAGATGGAAAAGAAAATGAACGCCATCGCGTTAATGAACAGTTTTGATGCGACCGGCGCAACAACAGCGCGGTTTGTGAAAACGGATGTCGCAGTACCAAAGATACTAAAAGCAATCGGCATGGACGCAGAAGAAATTCGTACAGACGAAGAATTAGCGCAGTATGACCAGCAGATAGCCGAAAGTAATCAGGCGGCGCAGCAAGCGGAAATTGACAAAGAGTTAATCATTGCCCGCGGAAAAGAAGAAGCCCGCGCGGCAGCAACAAATAAGGTGCAAAAATGATAACGCCAGATGCGCGGCAAGAACTGTTTTGTCGCGTTTTTGATAACCCACACGGCGAAGCGGTTTTACAATATTTGGCCGAATTGTATGATGTTGGCACAAATCCGGCATCAAGCGAAGCCGAATATGTAAAAACATGCAAGCGGTCGGTTGTTAAGCAAATTCGGGCATTTATGAACAAAAAGTAAAAGGAGCAAAGCATGGACGACGACGAAAAATTAAACAATCCGGTTGATAAAACACCAGATAATCCAGTGGATCCGGACAACAAAGGCAATGATTGGACGCCGCCAGAAGGATTTGATGCCGAAATGTTTGACGAAAATCACGCATTAAAGCCGGATTCGGTTAAAGCGAAGTTTGATGCACACGCCGCAGAAAAGGCAAATTTGGAAAAGCAAGTTGCCGATATGCGCAAGAAGGTATCAAACAAAGACGCATTGGCCACGGCCGAAGAATACAGCAAGGGGTACAAGAACGAAGAATTTACCAAGTTTGCCGAAGGCGAAGACGAAAAAGCCGCGTTTTTGAAAGAAACATTGGGCAATGTAGATAAAATTGCCAAGGAAAACGGTTTATCGTTGGCGCAGGCGAATGCGGTCAAAGAAGGATTGTTTGGTTTAATGAAAGATTTGGGCGTTGTGGATACCAGAACGGCCGAAGAAGCCGCCGCCGCGCAGTTAGAATTACAGAAAGGTATTTTGGGCGACGATGCCGAAAAAATTGTAAAAGAAAATACTGATTGGGTAAAGAATTACGGGCTGTTTTCGGACAAAGAAAAAGAAATGTTGGTTTTGGCAGCAGAACAAGGAAACCCATTGATAAACAGTGTTTTGCACAAATTCAAAGCGCTGTTTGGAAAAACTAGCAGTGCGGACATTCCGCCAAGCAATATCGCCAACAACGACGGTTTGCCAACAGATGCGGTTTTGGCACAGGAATATGTGAATCCGAACACAAGCGATGCGCGCAAAATGGAAATTTTACAGCAGCGCGCAGCCGCCGGCCGCACAGGAAAGTTGCCAATCAGCGCAATTTAAGCAGTTGTATGCAGGAATCCGGACAATCCGGATTCATGGATGCAATGCGTCCATATATGACCCGAAGTTGGGCTTTATCGGAAATTCCGACCCCGCAAATACATTCGGCTTTATCATATATATAAACCCAAAATACATAAAAAAAGGAAACTAAAATGGCTTTTAATATTGATGAAGCAAAACAGACCTTTTATGATGCCGAAGTGAAATCAGCATATTTGAAGGTCGGTGTATTAAACGGCACAACCCGCGAAAAACCAGCAACACCGGGTAAAGAAGTGCAATTCCGTAAATCTGGTACAGTGGTAGCAACAGAACACAAGCCACATCAAAGAGTAGCCGGCGCCGGCGCAAAAGTCAGCGCTGTGTTATGCCCGCTGAAAGCGTGGGATGCGTTTGATTATGTGGACGAATTTGATCCAAAGACCATCAATTTTGACGAATTGAAGGAATTGGCACAGATTTGTTCCAATGCATTGGGTTGCCGCCGCGACCAAATCAAGGTTGACGCAATGGCCGACGGTGTTGACGAAACCAACATGATTGTTGGCGACAAGACAAAAGCAATGTCTTTGGCGATACTGAAAGATGCGA